CCAGTGTACGCACTGGTGCCGCCCTTTCGAGTCCCTCAGAGCAATAAAAAATCCGGATACCCATTTGGGTATCCGGATTTTTTGGTACGCCGAAAGGGACTCGAACCCCCGACCTACTGATTCGTAGGCATTTTCTCTTGGAATTCCCAACTTTCCAAAAGGTTTAGAAAGGTGTTTAATGGGAATATTGGGAAAAATCCGAACTTGCGACCTGTGAAAACTCGGCGGGACTTTTTCAGAATGCAACAAATCTGCAACAAAGTCATGCCCCGGAGGTTTTGCGGCTTTTAGCGGCGCTTTCCTCCGGGGCGTTGTATGGTAATTGAACAGGTATAAATACAGGTCTCCAAGGATGCCGGCGATTGTCAACGCAATCAGGGTTGCCAAAGTATAAAACAGAAACGCAGCCACGCCGTTACACCGCCTTTCTGGGTCTGGGGCGGTTATACCAAAGCACCCAGGCACCGCCCCACCGAGGGGCGGCAGGGGTGAAGGAATAGCTTCTGAGGCGGCGGGCCTTGATGTAATCGCGGCCCTGCTGCTCAGTGGGGAATACTTCCCAATCACGGAATTTTTTCATGCTACACCCCCATTAGTAACCAAGCCAGCTGTACAGTTCGCTTCGGGAGAAGTCGGTCAGGTCCTCGACCTCCTCGAAAAGCTCTGTAAAGGCCTGCATGGAATCGGCATAAATGCGGCCGTCTTTGGTGAAGTGGGGGACGGAATGAAGGTCCAGAATCTTAGCGATACATTCGATTTTCATGATTGCGCCCTCCGTCAAGCCACGACCGGCTTTAAGCGAATGTCATAGTAGAAATTGGTATCGAAGTAGTCTACCATGCCATTGCTGCAATCGTAGCGGTAAGCGCTGACAATGGCGTCGATGCGCGCCACCGTTTTCTTTGCGGCCTCTGTGAGAAAGTCGATCCAGCCGAGAGTGTAGGCGGCTTCCTCGGTGGTGACTTTCCGGTAGTCCCGCTCCGCGGCGCTGCGGCGGATCTGCTCACGCTCATCTGCGTCAAGAGACCAATATTTGTCGCAATGGATATACTCTCCGTTATCAAGGTAGATCCATGCCTGGCTGCCCTTGATGCGGTAATTGTCCAGATATTGCTCAAAGCTGAGGAAATCGGAGGGATTGACTTTGACGGTTACGGTTAAATTCTGACCGCCTGCGTAGGTGTGGATCTTGCAGGTTGCGCCCTTTATGCCGGCTTTCTTCAGATCCTCGCGGACTGCGGCGGAAAGGTCGGCGCCCCAAAGGTACTTATGGCTTTTGCTGCCGTAGATGGCACCGCCGCCCATATAGCCGTCACCAATGACAGAAGCGGGTTCTTCGTCCGTTGTGGTTGCCGTGATGGCTGCGGCAATGGATTCCTCGGTCTGATTGTAACCGTACCAGCACTTATTGACCGAGTGCCAGCGGAAACGCATATCCTTCAATGCCTGCCGGACTTCCTCGGAAGGCTTGCCGTCAAAATAGACCTCGTGGGAATTGTATTTGCAATTGTAGCGGATTTCGTAAGTCATAAAAATATCCTCCTTGATTTTTGGTGTCAAGGAGGCTATAATATAAATGCTCCTTGACTTCGGTTTTCAATTACTCCTTGATTTTCCGGGGTGCGTGAGCGTGGGCGTCAGCTGGTAACTTTCGCCCCCGATCCGGTGCTGCTGGTAACAGTGCCGGATCTTTTTTACTTCTGATTCTTGACCGCCTGCCGCAGCAGCTCCCGGACGGTAGCGCCGATGTTCTCCGATTTGGTAAGGATCTCGAACAGTTCCGGGTCCTGATTGCGGTTGATTTTTGCCCGGGCGACGATCACGTTTTCTTTTTCCCAGGCAACCTTGCTTGGATGATCCGCGATTTTTGACGCCTCCTTTCGTTTGTGCGCTCGGTGGTTGTGGCCTTATAATAGCATGGGTGCACCCATATGTCAACCCCCAATTTTAACTTTCTTCAAAATATTTTTTCACCCTTTTTCCGCTGGAGGTTTTCCACCCCCAACCCTCGCGCGCGGATCTATATTGCGCCTTGCTGCGCTGTCCCTTTCCGGACGGCCTGCAGGGCGCTTTTTATGCCCTTTTTGCGGAAAATTTTTGTTGTTACCCCTAGAACTTTTATAAAACTTTGCAACAATGGGCAGTAGAAACCGCTTATCAACTTTTGGGAGGTGTTTTGCATGGCTGGTAACGGAAACAGCGGAAGAAATCCAACTTTTCACCTGTCGGAAAAGGAACTGGAATCGAAAATCGAACAGTACAAGCTCAGTCTGGAAAATGGGGATTTTGCCCGCGCCAGCTGGCCGCATTTCGCCGCCTATCTGGACAGCACCGAAAAAGACCTTTCGGACATTATGGCAATGGATGGGAAAAAGGATAGTGCATATTGTGGGCGGGCGAGGATGCTAAAAAAGATGGCAACTTGGATGCGGGGGCAATACGCCAGCGGTAACGGCTGGAGCGCTCCGGCGGTGTCCTCCAAGGCGGTCTTTGCGCTGAAGCAGGACATGGGCGACGGCGTAAAGTGGACCGACCAAGAGGGAAAGCAGACCGGGCCCATGGAAGTCAAGATTTCCTTTGGCGGAGACGATCCGAGAGCCAAAAAAGCGGCAAAATGAGCGCGAACGCAACAGAAATTTAATTTTGTTGCGTTCAAAGTGGGTTTTAAGCCTTGTTTTGCCGTGGTTTTCGGCATTTTAACGAAGATTATTCAAAATAGGGGCAATTCCACCAGTGGCGGACATTTTGGCGGGTGTGTGAAAGCAGCAACGGCTGACCGGAGCACACGCAGAAGCAGGTGCGCATGGGAGCGCGTGAGCTGCCCACGGGTGCGCTGGTCCTGCGGGAGCAGGTCTGCGGAGTGCACGCAGGGAACGCACCTGGCAGATGGGCAAGCGATGCGAACCCTACCCCCGGGGTAGCGGAAAAACAGGCGGCGCTTCCAGAGCGGGGCGTAGATATATGCCACACATCCACAACACACTTCGGGAGAAAACGAAGATTAAGCGGCAACTTGATTTTGATTCTGGTCGCGGTGCTGGTGACTTCTGCGGCAGTGCGGCGGTTATTCGAGGCGTAGTGATTTTTCCCGATTTGCGCCGAGCTAAGAGGCGAATGCTGCACCAAGACACCGAGGTGCAACCGGACAGTGGCTGCCGGCTGAAAAAACGCTTGCGGCGGATATATAAGGGTTGGATGTATATAAGACTTACTACTATGCATAGAACTAAGATTTATATATATCTAAGCTTTATATATTTAATATATTTCTATACACGCGTGCGCGCGAGAGGGCCGACTTTGGCGGACCCGACGGGGTGCCGGAAAAGAGGGCGGGGTCATTTTGAAAGGGCCTGCCAGAAAAATAATAAACACACGAAAAGGATGGGGTCACACATGAAGAAGCTCTTTATTTCTCAGCCGATGCGCGGAAAGACGGATGCCGAGATCCTGCAGGAGCGGGAAAAGGCTGTCGCAGCGGCGCGAGAGATCCTCGGGAATGAGGTGGAGACCATTGACTCTTTCTTCCGGAATACACCGGTGGAGGCGAAGCCGTTGTGGTTCCTTGGTAAGTCTTTGGAACTGCTTGCAGATGCGGATGTGGCATACTTTGCTCCCGGATGGCAGGATGCCAGAGGCTGCCGAATCGAGCATGAATGCGCACTTCGATATGGGATTCGCGTAATTGAGGGGTAACACAGAAAAATTGCCAAATGCGGGGCAGGGGCTGCGCGATGGGCGTTTACCTCTTGGCTCATCAGAAGGGCGGTTCGATTCCGTTCTCCCGCAATCGTGTGCCGACACTTAGAAAGCGGCTGGGCGGCATCAAGGTGCCTGGAGAGAAAGAAGATGCCAAAGCGGTCAGCCAGCGCCGTAAGCTGGCAACACACCGGGGTAGCTCAGTTGGCAGAGCAGCGGATTGATAATCCGAAGACCGCAGGTTCGAGCCCTGCTTCCGGTACCAAAGCCAGAATCCGCACAGTTCGACGCGTGACATTGGGGCTGCCGATGACGGACAGATAAGCGCGGCGGCAACGGCTGTGTGGTTGGGAAATGACGCCGATAAGAGTACCGCAAAACGGCAATTCGGCAACATATGGCAGATAGGACAAACGGTTAAGTTGCGAGGCTCATATCCTCCGAGGCGCGGGTTCGACTCCCGCATCTGCCCCCAGAGGCCGGATAGCGACCGGTTGATGTGAGACTTTCGGAACGCTCACAAAGAATGACAATGCCCCCGGAAAACGGCTTGCGGTATGGGGCGGTGGAGATATCCCGCTGCCCTGCAGGCAAGATAATCACGGGGGAACCGAACAACACGGAAGATTCGCCTAACGGTAGGGCAGCGGTCCAGAAAACCGACACGAGGGAAACCTCTTGGGGGTTCGAATCCTCCATCTTCCGCCAAAATCCTAATCCTGCCATGCAAGGTAGGCGCGAGCCGCGCGAGAAGGCGGTGCTCCTCGTGGCCTAGCGGGTGACGGCCGGGAAAGACCGGCTACACGGAACAGTAAGCATAACAGGTACTGCGGCGGATTGCTAATCCGTTCCCCGCAAATAGCGAGGTGTAGGTTCAAGTCCTGCCTGTTCCGCCAGAATAGCGGCTCACTTCTACGGAGGTGGGGTCTATGAGAACCGGATCTGACAGCCGGAAGAGACGGCAAATACTTGCAAAGGAGGCGGAGATGTGCAAGTAAACAGCAAGGGATTTGTCCTTTGCCCCAAGTGCCGGAAGGCGACCAAAACCAAGGTGCTGCCGCAGACGCGGTTGACGCAATTCCCGCTTTTCTGCCCCTGGTGCAAGGAAGAATTCATAATCGACAAATAATACGCCGGAGCCATGAGCCAGTGCGATCACCGAAAAGGTGGTTACACTGGCTCTTTTTTCGTTATCGGGGCATTGCCAAGCGGTTAAGGCATGGGATTTTGGCTCCCATATGCGCCGGTTCGAATCCGGCTGCCCCTGCCAAATGACCGGCGTGCAAAACAAACCGTACCGGGTTAATGGAATCCCGGGCGCCGGAAACCAAATGAGCGGCACAAAGGTCAACTGCGGAAAGGAGCGCGTATGGCTGCGAGAAAACCGAATAGCGCAGAGCCTGCCATTGTCGCCAATATGGGTTCCCCCAATTCCGAGCCACAATGGAAATTCTTTCTTTCCACAGCCAAGTACACCTGCTACGGCGGCGCCCGTGGCGGCGGCAAGAGCTGGGCCATCGTTCGCAAGGCGGCTATGGGCGCTTACAACTACCCCGGCATCCAGATCATCATGCTGCGCCGGGAGTATGACCAGATGGAAAACCCCATCATCACCCCCATGCTGGGCATTCTTGCCCCCGGCACCTACAAGTACAACAAAACGGACCATGTGCTGACCTTTACCAACGGCAGCCAGATCAAGTTCGGCAACATGCCGGACTATGACGCGGCCACCGGCGGCAAATACCAAGGCCAGAGCTATGACTGGATGTTCATCGACGAGGCCACCCAGTTCACGGAAAGCGAGTTCCGCGGCCTTGCGGCCTGCGTTCGTGGCGCTAACGACATTCCCAAGCGGATCTATCTGACCTGTAACCCCGGCGGCGTGGGCCACTTCTGGGTGAAGCGGCTGTTTGTTGACCGGCAGTTTAAGGACGACGAGGAGCCGAAGGATTATGTGTTCATCCCCGCCACGGTGGATGACAACATCGATCTGGTAAAGTCCAACCCCGACTATGTCAAGCAGCTGGAGCTGCTGCCGGAGGATATCCGCCGTGCCCACCGGTACGGCGACTGGAACGCCCTCAGCGGCGTGTATTTTGAAGAATTCACCGACGGTGTGCATACCTGCAAGCCGTTTCCCATCCCGCAGCACTGGCAGCGATACCGGGCATTTGACTACGGTCTTGACATGTTTTTCTGCCTGTGGATCGCCGTGGACGAAACGGGACGGTGCTATGTGTACCGGCAGTTTGCCAAACCCAATATGGTGGTGTCCGATGCCGCCGCCAAACAGCTGGAGCTGACCCGCCCGGATGAAAATATCTACTTTTCCATTGCGCCTCCAGATATGTGGAGCCGGAACAGGGAGAGCGGCAAGACGCAGGCGGCAATGTTCGCCGAAAACGGCGTGGGTCTTGTGAAGGCGGACAACAACCGCAAGCAAGGCTGGTCGGCGCTGAAAGAGCTTTTTAAGCTGCGACCGGACGGAATGCCGAGCCTGCGGATCTTCGACACCTGCGGCACACTGATCGACTGCGTTAAGAGCCTGCAGCATGACAAGAACGATCCCAACGATGTTATGGACAAGCCTCACGACATCACCCACGGCCCCGATGCCCTGCGGTATTTTGCCCAGACCTATGTGCTTCCGGCGGAAAAGCAGCGGGCGGAGGAATTTGACGATGACGAGGGCAGCGGCATGGATTACCAGAGCGCCATGTGCGGCGGAAAGGTGACCGGCAGCTACCTCTACGCGTAATTTTTGTAATTTACGGCCTACCAGAGCCGTGGATATATGGCCTACCAGAGCCAAAACGAAAGGAGAAACCCGAAATGGAAGAAAACGAGAACATCAGCTTTGACGAATTCGCAGACGCCTTTGACGATGCTGCCGACTACCAGACCGACAGTGGCGACGAAGTGACTGTGGATACGCCCAGTACCCCGGAAACCACCGATCCGGAAACGGAGGAAGGCGGCGAGGGCGACCAGACCCAAGAGGAGCCGACATCTGATGCGGAAGCAGCGGAAGATGCGCAGAAGCCTGAAAAGACCGAGCCGGAAACCTTTACGCTGAAGGTCAACAAGGAGGAAAAAACCTATTCCCGCGAGGAAGTGATCAGCCTTGCGCAGAAGGGTGCCGACTATGACCGGGTGAAGGAGCAGCTGGAAAAAAGCCGGGAGACCGGCACGGAGCTTCAAAAGCAGCTGGATAACCAGAAGGATGCCATGGAGGTCCTTGCGGAGGTTGCCAAGGAATCCAACATGGAACTGCCGCAGCTGTTGGATGATCTTCGGACAGGCCTTTTGATGAAGCAGGGGCTTTCCAAGGAGGCTGCTGCCGAGCGGCTGCTGCGGATGAAGGCGGAAAAGGAAAATGCCGCGCTGAAAGCGGCTGCCACCCAGACGCAGGCCAAGGAAACCGCTGCCCAGAGGGCCCAGCGGGAGATCGCGGAGTTCCGGGAGGCTTACCCCGACGTGGAGATCACGCAGGAGCTGGTGGACAAGCTGATGGACGATGTCCGCGGCGGTCAGAGCATGACCAATGCGTACAGAAAGTATGAAAAATCGCAGGCGGACGCCCAGATCGCGGAGCTTCAGCGGCAGCTGGAGGCGGAAAAGCAGAACAAGGAAAACCGTGCTGCTTCCCCCGGCAGTCAGAAGGATTCCGGCGGGCGGCGATCCAAGAGCGAATATGACGATTTTATGGAGGCTTTTTCTTAATGGCACTAAGCCAAAACACTAAAGGAGGAAAAACGAAATGAGTGTTATTCACTTTCCCGAGAAGTACAAGCAGTCTTTGATGGACGGCTTCAACAAAGCATCCGAAACCGATGCCCTGTTTACCCATGAACTGGACACTGAGTTTTCCGGTGTCAATACCGTACACGTTACCAGCCTGAAAACTGAGCCCCTGCAGGATTACAACCGGCAGAAGGAAGTCGGCACCGGCAGCCGCTACGGCACCACCAAGGAAGTTGGTGACGAGGTACAGACCTTCACCATGACCCAGGACAAGAGCCTGAGCCTGTCCATCGACAAGGGCAACAATGTCGAGCAGTTCAACATGAAGCAGGCCGGCAAGGTCATGAAGGCACACCGCGATGAGCAGATCATCCCCGCTGTGGATACCTACCGTCTGCGCAAGTGGGCCGAAGAGGGCGGCATCCACAAAGAGCTTTCCGAGGCTCCCGGCAAGACCAATATCGTCAGCATGATCGTGGAGCTGCACAACGAGATGCTGGACGCCGGCGTACCCGACAACATCACCATGCTGATCGCCCGTACATACATGCCTGCGCTGAAGCTCAGCTCCGAATGGACTGCACTGGACAGCCTCGGCGGCAAGACCCTGCCCAAGGGCACCATCGGCGAATTTGACGGCATGCCCGTCAAGCCTATGACCAGCAAGCGCATGCCTGCCAACGTTCCCTTCATGCTGATCTACAAGGGCTCTGTCATCGCGCCCATGAAGATCGAGAAGTTCAAGGGCCATGTGGATCCCCCCGGCCTCAGCGGCGACCTGCTGGAGTTCCGCATGATCCACGACGCATTCGTGCTGGGCAAGAAGGCCAGTGGCGTTGCCGTGGCTATTCTGAAGGGCTTTGTAGCAGCTGCTCCCACCATTGCGGTGGCTGACGGCAAGGCTACCATCACAGCCACCGGCGCCACCGCCATTTACTACACCACTGACGGCTCTGACCCCAGATACAGCAAGGACGCAAAGGCATACACCGCTGCTGTTGCTGTAGCTGCCGGTGACACTGTCCGCGCCTACGCAACCGCCGCAGGCAAATACAGCTCTGCTGTGGCTGAAAAGACCGTGGAGTAAAAAAACCAATAGGGGCGGGCAACCGCCCCTTGACACCCATCAATGAATATAATGACGCCTAAACCGATCAGACGCACCCTTAGAAGGGGTCGGATTATGTTGGTCAGGCTAAAGGAGATATGACTATGACGATTCTTGCAATCATTTTGAGCAGTCTTGCGCTTTTGGCTGCGACCGCTGATATGGGTCTGACCCTTTGGGAAAGAAAGCGCAGCAAAGAGCGGAACACTGCTCTGATGCAGTATGTGGATACGTCGGCGTCAGACGCACTGGCAAAAGCCGCTGCAAAAACCGGAGAAGTCGTGGGATCGTTGCAAAAGGAATACGACAAACGCATTGGCGATCTGGAAAAGGGTATCGTGCCGGATTTTGAAAAGGCGAAGGCGGCAGCCGATGCCGTGAACGATTTTAATGCCGGCATCAGCGGCATTCTGGGTTTTGACCCCCACGATGTGCTGAAAAAGCAGCGCGGGGAAGGGCGCGGAGGTGAGCAGACTTGAGTAAAATGAAGACTCCCACTTATGAGGAGATTAACAGAAAATTTGAAAAAGCCTTTGATTTCAACCAGCAGATCGGTCTTTACGATACGGTGCAGGTCAATGAGGATTTTTTCATCGGCAAGCAATGGGAGGGCGTTCAGGCCAACGGACTGCCCACGCCGACCTTTAACTTTCTGAAGCAGGTGGTGCTGTTTCAGGTGGCTACCATCACCAGTGACAACCTTGCCATGCAGGCATCGCCCTTGCCCTCGGTGAGCCCCTACAGTGTAGCTGAGGTGGAGCGGATCACGGAGATATTGAATCACCAGTATGCCGCCATCATCGAGCGGAACAACATCGTAGGAAAGCTCCGAGAGTTTATGCGCAATGCGGCGGTGGACGGCGACGGCTGCATGTACTTCTACTTTGACCCCACGATAGAGAACGGACAGATGGTCAAGGGTGAGATCGTGGCGGAGGTCATTGAAAATACCCGTGTGCATTTCGGCAACCCCAACTGCCGCAGTGTGCAGGATCAGCCCCACATTATCCTTTCCCGCCGGGCGCTGCTGGAGGATGCCAGATACCTTGCCGAGCAGTACCAAAAGGCAGGGGTTTGCGGCATGGATCCGGGTGAGATCACTGCTGACAGCGAGAAATTCAGCAACCGGTACGACAGCTATACGGACGATAAGGTTACGGTGCTGACTTACCTTTACCGCAACCGGGAGACCGGCACTATCTGGTGCTGTGAGTCTACGGAAAAGGGCATCCTGCGGAATGCCTACGATACCGGATACCACAGATATCCGCTGGTGTGGCTGAACTGGGACTTTATCCATGACTGCTACCACGGACAGGCCATGATCACCGGTCTAATCCCCAACCAGAAGTTTATCAACAAGATGTTTGCCATGGTGGGTATCAGCCTTTTGACTACCGCTTTTCCCAAGGTCATTTATGACAAGAACCGGATCCGCGGTTGGGACGGAAGTGTCGGCACTGCTGTGGGCGTCAACGGCAATGTGGACAATGTGGCAAAGACCATCGACGGGGCGACAGTGAATCCCCAGATCGCCCAGTTTATGCAGCTGTGTATCGACAAGACCCGCAGCTTTCTGGGTGCGTCGGATGTTGCCATGGGTGACAGCCGGCCGGACAACACCTCGGCGATCATCGCGCTGCAGCGGGCCGCTAACACACCCATGGAAATGACCAAGCAGAACAAGTGCCAGTGCGTGGAGGAAATGGGTCTGATCTGGCAGGATATGATGTCCGTCCGGTACGGAGTGCGCATGGTGGAGGTCAGCATGGCCATGGACGAGCCGGGAGAGCAGCCGCTGGGAATGCAGCTGCAGAAGCAGACCTTCCTGCAGCCTTTTGATTTCAGCGTGCTGCGTAACTTCCCCATTGCCATCAAGCAGGATGTGGGTGCAAGCAGCTACTGGAGCGAAATGGCGAATATGCAGACCCTTGACAATCTGCTGATGAACCATCACATTACACTGAAGCAGTATCTGGAACGGCTGCCCAGCGGCTATATTGCCAAGAAGCAGGAGCTGATCCGGGACATTGAAGCGCTGCAGGCACTGCCCCCTACAGGGGGCGGCGGTACCGGCATCGCCAAGGAAAACATCGATAATCTGCCTGTGCAGGCTGGACCCGGAAACGGACAACTGCAAAGGCTGCTGAACAGACAGGGGGCATAACCGATGGCATTGGAAAAAATGACAGAAAATGTGGAGATCGTACAGACCCTCAGCACCTATCCGAATCAGGAGGACGGGCTGAGCGCCGAGGAACTGAAGGCGAAGTTTGATGCCGGCGCCAAGGCAATTAAGGAATACCTGAACGGTCAAGTGGTGCCTGCGGTGCAGGAGCTGGAGCGCGTTGTGGATCCGGGCATGGCATACGGTCTGGACACCACTCTATCTGTCCCGGGCCGGGCGGCGGATGCTGGTGCGGTAGGTAACCGCTTTACGAATTTAAAGGCTGCGGATGTAGGCGCAAGACCCAACACATGGCTTCCCTCGATTGATGACATTGGAGCAGCCCCGGCTGGGTATGGCTTTGGCGAGGATATGCTTGCAAGAAGCATTCCGTTGCTCTCGGCTTGGGAGGACAACTACGCGCAACTTTGTGCTAAAGTTGACAACATGTTGCAATCTATGGCGGATTACACGGCTATGCTTGTGCTTGCCAGAGGCGAAGTGAACGGTCAAAATCCCTATGAAAATTCCGGTAACTGTCTTGCTGTTCTGTACAAGATTGATGATGCTTCGGCTCATTTGGTAACACTAGCACATGGTGCAGTAAGTCCGGGTACTTTATGGCGAATGCACAAATATAGTGGTGTATGGCAAGAGCCGGAGTGGGTCAATCCGCCCATGGAACAAGGTGTCGAATACCGCACTACGGAGCGGCAGGAAGGAAAAGTCGTATACAAGAGAAAAGGCAGTTCCGGATTGGTTGAATATCGGTTGGAAGGAGAAACCAACTGGCGTTCCTACGGGATGCTGTACGGGTTAAACTTCCACTATGTGCAAATTCCGGGAGGTGGCTCTGTGAGATTCCGGATTGATTCATATATGCTCATGATGTGCAGATGCGTCGCGACAACGGTCAGCAGTGCGGCTGTTTATGCTTTTATGGGTTACCATGAATTCCGCGCGCCGGCAGTAACAGAATTATCTGTGGGCTCCAGCATCACCATTTCGACCGGCGGTGATGACACAAATGGCTGGTTCATTGAGGTACACAACAACCATTCGATGCCGGCAAATATGCATTTGATCGGTAGCTGTATACCCACATTCCTTTAAGGGGGCGACGAAA